TTAGATAGATTTTAGTGCTTGCTCATAAAATGACGTCGCTTTTTTAGCGTTCTCTTTTGATAAGTGACTGTATGTGTCCATAGTCATTGAAAGAGTGGAATGGCCTAGACGATGCTGCAGCTCTTTATAAGGAATACCCGAATTAAGGAGCAAACTGGCATGAGTATGTCGGAAACCGTGGAAACCTATATTATTTACCCCTGCTTTTTTAAAATGCGTCCTAAGTCGGCCCGATGCTGCTTTAGAACTTGGATAGGCTTTGATGAAATCAGAGAATACCACTGTTTCAGTCCTACCTAGTTTCCAAGCCTCTTGAGTTTGCTTGCGTTGGTATCTTTTAAGCATGGTTGCGGTTTGCTGATCTATGTCGATATCTCGGTAACCGGATTTTGATTTTGGACTGTTTAACTCCATTTCACAGTTTAAAGTCTTTGTTATATGCACAACCGAGTTATCAAGATCAATATCAGACCATGAAAGAGCCAAAGCCTCGTTAATGCGGCAACCCGTAGCAAGTAAGAACTTATATAGCGTGATATCATAATAAGTATTATATTTAGTGTTATCCAAGCTATCAAGATAGGTAAGAAATTGTTTTAGCTCGTCATTATTGAAATGCTTAACTTTGGCTTTCTTATCCTTTTGAGTGTTTCTAGGCAAAACAACATTATCGGCTGGGTTAGCAGGGATAACTTGTAAAATCACTCCATACTGTAATATACGTTTGTTAAGAGTGTGAATTTTGTCATAATGAAGATAAGCGCCAACCTCACCAGTATTTGTATTGTTTGCCAGCTTATTCATAATAGACTGAATTAAAGGCGTGGTTAGTTTATCCAATTTAAAACCACCAAACAACGGTAAAACATGGTTGTTTAAGAGCACTTTTTGTGTCTTCCTTGTGTTAGCTTTAACTGTATTCTTGTAGCTATCCCACCATGAAGCGGCTAACGCCTCGTATGTTTCTATTGCTGCTTCTTTATAGCGTGTTGATCCATTAGCTTTAAAATCAAATTGCGCTTGTTGGGCTTTGGTCTTGAGTTCTTTCTTTGTCCTGCCAGTGACTTTAGTTGTTACTTTCTTGCCAGTGACTGCATCAACGCCAAGATATACATTAGCACGATAGACGGTTGACCCGTCTTTTTTCTTTATCTCGTTAATCTTCATAATGATAAACCTTTCTAAACATCAGCAGGCAAGCCGTAATAAAGTTTTTAGAGTGGTTTATATGTTTAAGAGATAGTGTTATATCAGTCATTAGAATTTCGTTTCTTCGTTTTGCGAAGAATTAAACAATGAGCGAACAAAGAATAAAGCTCGAGTGAAGCTAGAGAAAGCAAACTAGATTAGTTATTCTTGTTAACCTCGTTTACCTTAGCTAACGCTTGAATTAAGTCAGTAGTCAGTCGATTAAGTTGTTCGCTAGAAAGTTTAACAAGGCTTTCGGTAGAAATTTTACTTAATTCTGACAGTTTCTCATTGACACTAGCTATTTGAGCCTCAAGATTTCCAAATTGCTCCTTTATATATTTTTGCCTTTCCTCTTTGGGCAACTTCATGAGTTCTGCATCGCTTAAAGCAGGCTTACGGGGAGTGATTTTTACTGGTTTAACATCTTCTGGATTAAGATGCATTCTATCCCAAGCTAACGCTAGATAATGTTGAGTTAGTTCTGGGTGTTTTTTTAAATCTTCTTTTTCAGATTTACTTAGGTGTTGATCTAAGTCTTTTGCTAAATCATCTAAAAAATCAAAAGAATTATCACTATATCCTAGTAAATAATTTGTACTCACGTTGTAAATCTTAGCTATCTTGTCCCATATCTCGCTATTTCTAGGAGAACGTTTACCGTTTTCATAGGATGAAAGCTGGCCAGTCGAAACAGTTACCCCTTCTTCTTTTAACTTTTTTTGGAGTTCTTCCAAAGTATCGTTATTTTTTAATCTTTCTTCTTTTAGTCTATTATTCACCAAGTTACTATACTACCTTTCATAAATGATTTTAACACAAAAAGTCTATATTTCAATCATTCACTTTCAAAATGAAAATTTTTTCCGCTTGACATTTTCAATTTGAAAGTATAGAATGAATTTACTCTCAAATTGAGAGAATGAAAGAAAGGAGTAAAAAATATGATTATTACTTGCGATATTAGCGAAAAAGTCAAAGTAAAACGTGCGAAATCTGATTTAACTAAGACTGATTTAGCGAAAAAGCTAGGTATTGCACGGAGTACCCTTCTAAAAATTGAAAAAGGAGACTATAACGCTCCCAAACGCATTTATCAAGCAGTCATGAACTGGCTTATTGAAGATTTATAGAATTAAAAGAGCAACAAAAAAAGCCTATGTGAGCTACCAACTACCAAGGCTTTAACAACTTTAACTAAAAATGAATTACAGCAGGCAAGCCGTAATAAGGTTTTTAGTATCTGTATTTGATACCTCAATTATATCATAGATTGCTGGTATCGTGTACCCCTACTTAGAGGCCACCTCTTAAAAATGGATAAAGCGAGCTTCCAAATTCTGCGACGTCGCAGAATTTAGGCCTACTTAGAGCGCTACCTCTTAAAAATGGATAAAGCATCACAGAAAAAAACAAGGTCTAACCAGTAATAAACATAAATGAGGTAATAACATGACAAAGAAAACAGAAAACAAAAATACAATCAGTGTTGCACAGAGCAACAAGCTAGGTCTTAAATTACATGGCGTCATGTCTGGTTTGCAAGCACTACGCCACCACGATAACACTCTTATGATCGCAAAGCACGCAGGGGCAGATAATGGGCTACTACGCCTTGAAACAGATAAATTTCTTGAAACAGTCTTTGATATGTTAGAAATTTATTCTAACGAGCTAGATAGAGTTGCGTTTTATCTGCTCGAGTGTGACAATCCAGAGGAATTGCGAGCATACGAGGCAGAGGAAAGAGGCGAGTAAATCATGGCCACAGAATTAAATTTATCTGCTACCCAGTTTATTATCCTATTCATCGTTTTAACGCTAGCTCTTGCTGCTTTATGGCTCAAAAAAAGCTATTTTCAGCTTGATATAGAGCCTAAAACCGATACCGTGACAGATAACACTACACACAAAGAATGTACTCACTACGGGGCTTATATTCAAGCTCAAGGCAATTATTACAACTAAGGAGAATAACCATGAAATTCAAAATTTTCAGCGACAATGCTAAATCATTCACTTTCAAACATGAGTTTGAAACTATGGATCATGCCAATGTATCATCTACCGCTATCCTCGGTTATATGGCCGGAACGTATGAACAACCCACAATAGATATCACAATCGGCGGGAGCGAGGCTAACAACACCTATACAATGGTTATTAAGTACGTGGAAGATAAAGACCTTACAGAGGTGTTTAATCGTATTTGTGAGAGCTTTGAGAGCTATTCTAAGGGTTATGATGAGGAAGCCTAAACGTGTATCAAGACAGAAAGAAAGGATAATTATTGAATGAGAAAAACAATCCCAAACACCCATAAAAGAATTTTGGCCAGTATTCCCGTAGGAGCTGATAACCGTTCTATTACTGGAAAAGAGCTTGCAGCAACCCACAGAATGGATCGCAGGACAATCCAAGCAATCATTAGGCGCTTAATTGTTGAATATGGTGTTCCTATTTGTGCCAGTCGTGATATTAACGGGGGCTACTTTATCCCTGCTAACGATACGGAACGCCTAGAGGGTATCAGAGCGCTTAAAAGCCAACTAAGCGAGGAAGAAAAGCGAGTAAGTGCCTTGCTTGAGGCTGACTTAACCGAGTATAAAGAGCTGCTAAGGGGGTGATGCTATGCATATTCTAAGTGAAGAATTTGAAGACAAACTACTTAGAGTCATTGACAATCGTTTTGAAGACTTTATTAAAGCTACTTCCAAGCATGATAACAAACGGTTAGATCTAATATCTTCCCAAGAAGTAATGAACGAACTAGGGGTAGGCTATAACACCTTAAAACGTTGGGAAAAAGCTGGCCTTAAACGCTATCAAGCCCCAGTAGAGGGAACTCGCAAAGTGTACTATCTTAGAAGTCACATCTATGCATTTTTGGGGGTGGAAAATAATGGGAAACCGTAGAATGATAAGTAAAACCGTTACCCAAACACAGCGTTTCTTACGCTTGCCCTTGGAAGCCCAAGCTCTTTATTTTCACCTTATACAAAATTGTGATGATGACGGGGTGGTGGAAGCATACCCTATTATCAGAATGATAGGAGCTAGCGAGGATAATTTGAGTCTCCTAGTTGTTAAAAGATTTGTGAAACCTCTTAACGAAGAAATGGTTTATTTTGTTGTTGACTTCCACGAACAAAACACCGTTAGAAAAGACAGATACACACCTAGCATTTATAAAGACCTGCTAGAGCAAAACGCTGAAAACCTTATAACAGATAGCGATGACACGACTGGTAAACCACTGGTAAACCAAACGGCAACCACTGGCAAACCCAATATAAGTAAAGATAATATAAGTAAAGGTAAGGTAAGTAAGGGTAGTAGTAAGGAAACTCAAGAAGAAAAAACCACTACTACCACCGCCCCTATTTTTAGCCAAGAGTTTATCAATCTCTATCAGAGTTTTGAACAAGAAAGCGGGCGACCTTTATCAGCTATTCAGCAACAAGAATTAGGCTATATGCTAGATGAGTTTAACGCTGACTTGATCCATGAGGCACTAAAAGAAGCCGTCAACCTAGGCAAGGTGAACTTTGCATATATCAAGGCTATTCTTGCACGTTGGAAGCAAGATAACTTACTAACCGTTGAATTAGTTCGTAACTCGAAAGCTAACCGCAACAAAAAGACAGAGGGAGATACGATAACAAGTACCCTCCCACCAATGCCGTTTTAGAAAGAGGTATCTATGATTAAAGAAACAGAAACAGCTATTGAAAAGCCTAATTATCAAGAAATGGCTAAAAGAGTAGTGACACTGGATGAGGTTTGTCCCGTCCATAAAGTCCATTATCTGCAGCTTAATAGGACTGTTATAAGAGAGGAGGGGGCAGAACCACGAAAACCCGAGCCATACTGTCCCGTTTGTGGTCAAGAGGCTATTGACCAAAAGAGAGAAGCCACGGCTGAGGACGCCCTAAACAAGGGCGTCTATCTCAAAACATATAATATCCTCGAAAGTAAAAGCACTGTTCCAAAGGAGCTGAAATCAGCAACCTTTGATAACTTTATCGCTGAAACACCAGAGGAAAAGGAACTCTTAGATTTTGCAAAAGGGCAAGTCCAAAAGTACCTTGACGGCATGGCAGGAAATACGCTTATAACGGGCGGTACTGGGGTAGGAAAGAGCCACCTATCTTATGCCATGGCCAAAGCGATTAACGAGGGCTATCGAGCAAAGAATGAGCCTAAGAGTGTCTTGTTTATTAGTCTCACTGAAATCATCAAGGAGATTAAAAACGGATGGAGCTATGGCCGCAATGCTAGCTTAACAGAACATGAGGCGTTAAACCTTATGACAAGCGTTGATTATCTGATACTGGATGATCTAGGCGCAAAGAACGCTGAGATTAAGCCAAAAGGCGACTGGGAGCAAGATTTTCTGTTTGACATTCTCAATAATCGAGATACTACGATCATTAATACTAACCTAAGTGGTGATGAACTACGAAAGGTTTATAACGAGCGTAATACAAGCAGAATTTTAAAAGGACTTGAGGGTAATTTTTTCAAGGTCTATGGTATTAAGGATAAGAGATACAGCGTTAGCAATTTGAAACAGAAACGCTAGAAAGAGAGGTGAAACATGGAAAACAATGACAAAGATTATATTTATTTTTATAGTAACGGTGCTATGGTTAGACAAGCACTCCCAAAATATGGTAGTATATTAGTGACTGTAGTTGACGGTCAAGTTATTAGCGCTGATACAACCATAAAAACCAAATATAGTCGCTGACTAGAAAACTAGAGGCACACTGAAAGACAAGTATCTTTTGGGGTGCCTCTAGTTTTTTTGTCTAATTATCTAAATTGAAAAGAGGAAATAAAAATGACTTTAACTGAAATTAAAACACAGATTGACAACTTTGGAAAACGTAAGCAAGAACAAATTGAAGAATACAGTAACAAGCAGAAAGAACTAGCTGAAAAGGTCAAGAATAACGAAATGTATCAGACCGAGGCTAACTTACGCTTGGAAGATATCGCAAAAGCAGCTAAGAATTATTCAGATACAGAGTACAATAGTATCATTTCTAAGATTGAGGCTATCGAGCAGACAGAGCTTGAAGCTATCAAAGCAGGTTATGAAACTGTAACCGCTGATAACCTCGCAGAATTGACTTTGTTAGGGCAAACAAAAGTCACAGAAAAAGAGCTGCTAAGCTACCTTGAAAAATACAAGCGCAATCCGTTAGCTATCAAGAAATTGCATGAAATTGCCTTTAATAACGGTATCTCATTGCCTGAATATGTCTTGAAAGAAGATAGACTAAGCAACTTGCTACAACTATTCAAACAGTACGCTAAAAGCTATCATGATACATCTATCAATGACGCTTACGGGGCAGCTAGTGACCTATCCTTTACCTTGGTACTTTCTACGGATGAAATGACCAAGGCACTGGAAGAATACTCAAAACACTTTGACACTGCTCTAGGACTTTGACAAGTCTAACAACCGCAACCAACAAAAACCAACAAATAAAGAGCGCTTAGTTTTATCTGAGCGTTTTTGACTAGGATAAACTGGAGGATAGATCATGGAACTAATGGCAATCAACGAAAAGCAGACGGTTAAGAACGTTAAAAAGAAGCTACGTGAATACCCACGTTGGCGAGAGGTTGCGCGTGATAGTGCTGAGCAACGCATAACGGCAAATTATACCTTTGAGCCACGTTCTAAGAGTTATAACCGCAGCAACATTGTTGAAACACTGGCAGTAAGAAGAATAGATGCCATGAACGAGCTGGAAGCTATCGAGGAAGCACACAGAAACATCATTGATGAACGTTATAGAGTTATTATCTATCGCCGCTTCTTACAATCCACACCAGCACCAAACTGGGTTATTGCTCAAGAACTGGGCTATGCAAGAACAAAATTTCAAGAGCTGGTTAACGAAGCTTGTCTATCTTTTGCTGAAAATTATCGAAACGGTGAACTGGTTGATTTGCTTGAATAGTTGGGTTGCTCATATATAAGGCGAGGTGTCAAAGTGATAGAAATTGAATTAAAAGCGTTTATAGACGTTCTCAAAGCTAGCAGCCTAACCAAGGCAAAGATAGCACACGGCAAAGCTAGGGTATGGCTGGACTTGGATAAGTTGACCATGCTTTATAACGGTCAAGAAACGCCCCTAAAACGGCAGTCATTAAACTATGGAGGCTATCGCTATTATTTATATTGCCCTAACTGCGGAGAGGCTAGAAATAGCTTATATTGGCATCGTGAGGCCTTGTCATGTCGTAAGTGTCTAGGATTGCATAATAGAACAGTAAACCGAAGTAAGACTGACTGTGTTTATTACTGGGAGCAGGCAGTTAAGGAAGCTCAAAAGATAGTGCCTGAATACGAGGCAAAGGACTACTTAACCCCCGATTTTCCCGATAAGCCCAAAAGGATGCACTGGAAAACCTATTACAAGCATAGAGCTAAGTATTATCAATATTGGCGCAAAGGTGAGGACTTATGGTTAAATGGAGCAAGTCGCTTGTTAAAATCTTGATATGTCGTAACGTTTCGACATTTACCAACGTCGAAAATTTGAAGAACACTCTTAAAAGCGACAACGTTGTCGAATTTGGAAAACGCTTTTCAAATTTGTGTACGTCCTCAATTTTTCTAGTTACTCTTTGTCATAGATTGTAAAACGTTCTTAGACCCCTATAAAACGTCCATACATCAATTTTAAGTAATCTCTAGTATATTTACCTTGAAATAGATATAAGGCAGTTTAAAAGACGAATTAGAGGGGTATTTGGCTATCCAGTGTTTTATCCGATTATTCTTGAAATAAAAATATCTTTTTTTGTGTTTTTTCAACTTTTTACGAATAGAATATAAAAGGAGGTTGTTTTAGAAAAAAACTTTTTCTTTCGAATTGTCCAACCGTTGGACAAAACTTGTAAGCGAGGTAACAAAATGCTAACTTATGATGAATTTAAAGAGGCTATAGACAACGGTTTTATTAAAGGTGATACTGTCCAGATTGTCCGAAAGAATGGTAAGATCCATGACTACGTTTTAGACGGTGAACGAGTTGAGCCACACGAAATATTGAGTTTAGAAAAGGTATCGGATATAATAAAAGAACTAGGCGGAGAGAACTAAAAAAGCACCTTGCTGGTGCTAGTTCCTTGCCTGCTAAACTCGTAAAGTGATTGATACCCTAACGGGTATTTTTTTGCTTTCCTTTTTGCTTACCTCGGAAGTTAGCAAAGGGCAACTTGTGGAGTATAAATTACTAGATTAGCTCACAAAACGGCTTTTCTATCACTCTAATAAACCCTATGAAAAAGGGATGGATATTCATAAAGGAAATAATAGAGGAGACCAAAGGCCACACCGATAACCAGAGCCCATAGCATACCCTGATAGGTATGGAAGGACACACGAACAACGGTTGAAAAGAGCAAGACCAACCACTTATACTTATCCTTAACCGAGGTCAAGAGTCCTAGGAAGAAAAATTCTTCGTAGAAACCGTTGAGCAAACCATAAGCAATCGCCATAGGTGACAATGCCATAAACTTATCAATCACAGCCATAGGGCTAATAAAAGCTAGAACCTGAGGACTAAAATAATTATATTGTCCTGACAAAGTACTTACCATATCAGCAAATAAGCCCATGATAGCGAAAATAAAGGGTACCCAAAAGAGAACAGACCACTTTAGACGGATTGGCAATTGTTTAAAGTCAAAATGACGTATCCAGAGATAAATAATCGCTAAGGCTAGGAGGATAATCTGCAAGGTGAAATTGCTAGAGTAAGCTGCTCCTTCACTGGCTGTATTTGTTGATGTCTCACTGATTGCGGTAGAAAGGCTTGGAGACAAACTGGCCAAATACATCTGTGTCGAACGAACAATAAACTGACCAAACATAATCAGCGTAACAATACCGATATCAAACCATCTCAGTTCCTTGAGCGGCTGGTCAGGATGAATTTTCTTAAGTAAAGACATGGGCCTTCCCTTCCTTCTAGTATCTTCATCGAAGACTGGTTAATTCTTTAAGGTTATTATAAGTCATAAACCTTAAAGCAACACTAAAATTTGCAGTAAGATTAGTATTTCATTTAAGAAAAGAAAAAGCAAGGGAAAGCATGTTTCCTTTGCTTCAAACTTGTTA